GCGATCACCGAAGTCACCAACCATGCGCAGGTGCGCGCGTGGGTCAATGCGCAGGGCGTGGAGACCGCCAGTGTCGCGAAAGGTCGCGTGCAAGAGATGCTGGAATCCGACCTATCACCAGAGGTTCGGCTGGTCCTCCAGACTCGGGCGGACGCCGGACGCAGCTCGGTGGCAAAACTTGATTCCATGCTCGCCGTCGCTGGTGCGGACGATCGGCTGCGAGGCCTTTTGCTCTATCACGCTGCGTCGACCGGCCGGTGGGGCGGGCGTTTGGTTCAGCCCCACAATTTTCCGCGGGGCGAATTTGAGAAGCCTGAACATGTAGAGGCGTTCATTCCAGATGTTCTCTCTGGGAACTATGATCGTATAGATCTAATCGCACACCCGATTGTGGTCGTGCTATCTATGCTGCGCAGCATGCTCGTCGCCGCACCCGGCAAGACGTTAATAGCGGCGGACTTTAGTGCGATCGAAGCGCGCGTCGTCAACTGGCTCGCCGGCCAGACGGATATCGTCGCGCTTTTCGCGGAGGGCAAGGACGTCTACAAATACAACGCGGCGCGGCTATATCGCGTGCCCGTCACCACGATCACGAAGAAGCAGCGCCAAGGCGGCAAATTTCAGGAGCTCGGTTGTGGCTTCGGCATGGGGTGGAAGAAGGCGATTACGGCCGGCAAGACAATGTATGATATCGATCTTGACGAGCAGTCTAGTAAGGATCTCATCAACGCCTATCGCGAGACCCATGCGAACGTAGTGCAATTCTGGTATGCCGCTGAGGCGGCGTGTATTGCCGCCGTGGAGAATCCGGGAGCGGTACAGGTCTTCGGAGCGCACAAGAATCTCAAGGCGATCGTCGCCGGGTCATATCTCTACATTGTGCTCCCGAGTGGACGGCCGCTGTGCTTCGCCTCGCCGCGGGTGGTCGAAGCCGAAACGCCGTGGGGTGCAATCAAACCGCAGGTGGAATACAGCGGCGTTGATCCACTCTCGCGCAAATGGGGGCGGTTGCGGCTGTATGGCGGGCTGATTGTCGAGAACATCGTTCAGGCCGTAGCGCGCGATCTCATGGCCGAGGGCATGTTCCGCGTTGAAGCGGCGGGCTATCCGGTGGTGCTTGATGTGCACGACGAAATCGTGTCGGAAGTGGACGAGGATTTCGGCTCGGTGGAGGAATACGAGAAGTTACTAAGTGAAGTGCCCGATTGGGCGCGCGGCTGTCCCGTGGCGGCCGAGGGATGGCGCGGTCAGAGATACAGGAAATGATTTTTTGGATTTGGGGAATCCTAATTGTCGCGGTGTGGTTCGGTGTTTTTCTACTCATTGACCTAATCGATACACATGCCGAAGGAGACACGCTATGACCCATCCCTTCGACACAATGTCTTACGCGAAACTGAAGCAAATCGCAAAGGCCGCAGCGGAAACCGTCGGCGTGCTCAAGACGGAGCACCAAGGTTCGCTACTCGTTAACCACATTCTCACAAAGCGCCTTGGCGGCGAGGTGCGCATTAGCCAGAAGGAGATGGCGGAGATTGGCGCCGCGCGGCTGCAGGTGATGTTCGATCGCGAGACTGAGGAGTTTGTCTTTGTCGCGCTCGAGCCTGAGGCGCTTGCTGAACTTACTCCGGAGGAACAGGAAGCGATTGAGATCATGGCTACACCAGGCCGGGCGCCGATGCCATTGCGAAAGACATTCGACGCCGATGGCAATATCGTTGAGGTTCCTGCGTGACGGAGCGGCTGTTCGGTGAGATCCTGTATGACCGGGGTTATAGGGACCTCGTGTCCGTCATTCCGCCGGGCGCGCAGCTGACGCCGTCATCGAAGATCGCAACGGCGTCAATAGGCAAAGCGCCAGGCCGGCGTCTCGGTACTGGACTATGGGCCGGCTATGATTGGCGCAAATCGCAGCCGACGATTGAGGACGTACGGAATTGGGGAATCCAGGGCGCGAGCCTCGGCCTGCGCGCGGATCGTTTTCCCGGGGTGGATATAGACTGCACGGATGCCGGACTTTGCAAAATCATCGAAGATTTTGCAATTCGTAAACTTGGCCCGGCGCCGAAGCGCGTCGGCCGAGCGCCTAAGGCGCTTCTGATGTATCGCACCGACGAGCCATTTAGCCGCATGCGCCTCTGGATCACGATTCAGGGAACCGCCCATATGGTCGAAGTGCTCGGCATGGGACAGCAATACCTAGTCCATGGCGTACACCCTGCCACGGCACGGCCGTATGAATGGACTTGGCCAGTGTACGGTCTTCTTGGTAACGAGATCGCAACGGGAACCGTTGGCTTTCCGCCTCCCGAGGTGCTTACGCCGATCACCCGGGACCAGGCGGACATGTTCCTCGTCGAACTCGCCGACCTGCTGGGCGACTTCGGCGTTGTCGAGCGAGAAGGCGACGGGCGTATCGTGCAGCGTGCCGCCGTTGTGGATCAAACGGGGCTCGTCGCGCCCGATATCACCACGTTGCGCGCTGCCGTCGCGGCTATCCCGAACCTTGACACGGTATTTTCGAGCCGCGAGGACTACATCAAGTTCGGGTACGCCATACGCGCCGCATGTGGCGATGAGCACGAAGAGGGTTTCGCGATCTTCGCCGACTGGGCGGCGCGCTGGGACGGCGGCGTCAATGCCCCCGATACGGTGCGCCAGGACTGGCGCCGGATGCGGGCGCCGTTCGCGGTCGGCTGGAACTGGATCGCGGAGCATGCCCGCCGATTCGGGTACGAGACCGCGTCGCTCGATTTCGAGGTGGCGGATGACGGCGCGGCGCCGATCCGCAGTGAAGCGATCGACGCACCTTTGTACAGTGATCAGTGGCTTGCGAAGGCGGTCGTCGCGGCGCGCCGCGGGGAACTCCGCTATGTGCCGCAGACAGGCCGGTTCCTCGTCTGGCATAAGGGTCGTTGGGCTGTCGATGCGGAGTTGCTCGGTGAAGATATCGTCAAGCAGGAATTGCGTGCGATCGGAGGGGCGTTATACCAGCGCGCCGGAGGGTCCGCAGCGGAGAAGAAAGCAATAGAAGGCCAGGCGAAGGATATCTGCTCGGCGTATCGGGCCAGTGCGGTCGCAACGCTAGTCAAGAGCGAGCGCGAGATCGCGATCGGGATCGATCAGCTCGATCGTGATCCGTGGGTTCTCAATACTCCGGACGGTATCGTTAACCTAAAATCCGGCGTGCTTGGACCGGCGGACCCCGATGCCCTCTGTTCGCGTTGCACTATCGTGCGCCCGCTCACCGAGCAGCCGGTGCTCTGGCTGCGCTTTCTGCACGAGGCGACGGGAGGCGATGAGGCGTTGATCGGCTACCTCTGGCGCCTGTGTGGCTATGCGCTCACCGGTTCGACACGGGAACAGCAGCTAACATTTATCCACGGGAAAGGCGGCAACGGCAAAGGCGTCTTCCTTCACACGGTGGCGGCGATCCTCGGCGATTACGCTCGCAATGCCTCCATGGAGGCGTTCACGGCATCAAATAACGAACGCCACTCGACAGAGATCGCCATGCTGGCTGGCGCGCGCTTGGTGACGGCCAGTGAGACGCAGGCGGGCAAGCGCTGGGATGAAGCGAAGGTCAAGGGGCTCACCGGGGGAGATCCCGTAACTGCACGCTTCATGCGGCAGGACAATTTTACCTTCATGCCGCAGTTCAAACTGATCTTCATCGGCAACCACCGGCCGGAGATCCGGGACGTGGACGCTGCCATGCGCCGACGCATGCACCTCGTGCCGTTCACGAACGAGCCGGCGCACAAGGATCTCGAGTTGACGCAGAAGCTCGTCGCGGAATACCCGGCCATTCTTGCGTGGATGATTCGGGGTTGCCTGGAGTGGCAGCAGCATGGGCTCAATCCACCGGCGAGCGTGCGCGCGGCGACCGAGGAGTACTTTAGTGAAGAGGACGCCGTAGGTCGTTGGTTATCGGAGACGTGCGAACAGACTGATCACACCGAGCTGTCGCAAGATCTCTTCCTGTCGTGGAAGCAGTGGGCAAACGCGTCAGGCGAATACGTCGGCACCCTCAAGCGACTATCGTCGGCGCTCAGTGCACGCAAGGTAGAACGTTGGCGCGATCCCGCGACGGGGCGAATGGGCTTCCGCGGGTTGAGGATTAAGGACCGGCAGGGCTTTGGAGTCGTATGATGGGAGTGTCTCAACAATTCATCGAAGCGAGTGGCGCAGTAAAGGATTGTACTTGCTCCCGTTGTAACACGAAGCGGTTCAAACACGCTCCGTTACGCCAGGAATCGAAAAGTGAGAGCGTAGGGCTGCGCACCATTCTACACGAAGCGCTCGATATTACGGGCACCGGAGGTGAGCGAAACGACAGTTACGACCACCCGCACCCGAACTTTTCCAAGATCGCAGCCGTGTGGACGACGCTCCTTTCGGCCAAGCTACGGGAGGGGGCGCAGATCACGCCGGAAGAAGTCGCGAATCTGATGATCGGCATGAAGCTCGTGCGTCAGGCGCACAAGCACAAACGAGACAACCTCGTCGACATCGCGGGCTACGCGCGCTGCATTGAGCGCCTTGATGAATGGGGGGTGGGGGGACTCGGTAGTATTACGGAAGTCGACAAGAACGGGAAGCCCATCTAAATGGGTAAGGGATCAGGGCGCCGCCCGCCAGCGGTGCCGGAGGACAAAATACAGGCAGAATGGGACCGTATATTCCCGCCGAAGCCGAAACCAGAGGCTCAACCAACTAATAGTACACCAGTGCACTAATATAACCGCGCGCTAGTACAGTAGCACGTGTGCCCCGCCACAAACTCGGTGTTGACAGAGTTGTGGCGGGGCACTATTGTTACCCATGCCGCCCGAGATGCTGAACCAGATCCGGCAATCGACCAACGAGTTTGTCAGAACACTCGCGACTGAGCATAAGGCCGGCGAGCATGAGGACAAGCACTATGCCTGTTGCCCACACTGTTCGGCGCGCTCTGCGCGCAAGGCGGATGTATGATGCGTGCGATCACGGTGGTTTTAGAAGTGGTGGCTTTTGCGGCCGCAATTATTCTCTTCAAGATAGGCGAGGCACAGTGACCATGGCCCGCGTCGTTCTTCCGAGCGGTACGAGCGTATGGTTCGCTACGCGCGAGCGCGCCGAGAAGTTCCTGGCCCAGTTTCCGGAAGTGGTACGCGCGGCGGCGCGTATTGAATGAGCGAAGGGCCGTCCACACGCGAACGACAGCTCCTTAAAGCTGGCTCGCAAGTGTGGTGTGCGCGACAGGGCGGACTGCGTGTCGTGGCAGTGGAGCCCGAACTCTACGCGCGCACGTTAGAATTGCGCCCGAAAGGTGCCTTCCCTACGTCACTGCCGTGGGTTGAGGTGACCGTATTGGAAGGCTGGCTGTGACGAGCGGCTAGTACGGATCGTCATTCATCAACTGGAGATAATCCACATGTCGAGTGCAGAACAGCAGCGACGCGAGAAAATACTCACGAAGGCGAAATCTGACCCGGCCTGGCGCCACCTCACCGCAGATGCGCAGCGCCGCCTCGAGGACGCGATCATGAACGATCGCTTTCCGTCGCTCGCCCCACTGGCCTAATGTAGCATATAGCTTACCTTAGACGCGCTAAGGTAAGCTATATGCTACCGTAACCGCGATAGATCGATCGACGCGATACGGCCGTCGCCGCGGTCGCCTATGAGGGTCTGGGCGCCGGGGTGTTGTTTTGCCAGCCAGGACGCGATCTGTTGCATGCCCTTCCGGCCGATCGTGTTGGCGTCCGTCGGAGCCGTCGCGTAGTTGGTCCGCACGGGGCCGACGTTGTTCATGCGCAGCGTCTTTCCTCCATCCTCGGCGGCGAGTACGAGCTCGTTGGGCGCACCGGTGGTGGGGTGGGTGAACTCGTATCGCGGCGCGAGCGTCGGGTGATCCGATCCCGCCTCGTGAATCCCAAATGGAGCGAGATCTCGCTCGGCGTCGCCGAGGAGCCCCTCGGATTCAGGGACGCCGATCGCACCGAGCGCCGTGAGTGCAGCCATGCCCGGCCGGCCGGCATTTACGGCGTCGGAAGCCTGCTTCCCCGCCTGGAGGGCGCTCACGGGCGGCAGGAAGCCCAGCACCCGCCCCAGTTTGCTGCTGGGGTCCATAACCTGCTGCCAGAATGCGGGTAGACCCTGCGGCGCTGTGGGGACGCTCGCGCGCGGCAGAGCGTCGAATCGGCCTGGCGCCATTGTTGACGGCCCGATCGTCGGCTGCGGCAACCCTTGGGGAATAGGGGTCGCGGTAGCATCGGACTGCACGGGCGCCGAACCGCCGCCGGTGCCATTTACGTAATCGGTGATCCAGCTCACTCAATGCGTGTCGGGTAACTCCTGTTCATGGCGTTGAGGTGGACGTATCGTTCACCTATGCTGATTCTCGAGATTGCTGCGGGCATCGTTCTAGCCGTCATCGTATTGCGCGTGCTAGCGTCGCTGCTCTTCTGGCACCGCTATCGCAACGGCGAACCACTGTAGGGGCCCGGCGTCAGATTGAGCGCCGCCAGTACTTTGCCGAGATCCCACTGCGCGACGTGGCCGTCTGGTCCGATGCGGTAGACGCTACTCTGGTTCGTGACGTAGCTCGGAATCTGTGCCGTCCGCGCCATATTGACGTCGTCCGATGACGGGTCGCCTGGCGCGTAGCCGCCGCGGGGAAATTCAGGCGACGCGCCTGGACTGATATAGCCGTGCCACGGGTGGTTGTGGGCAATGGCCATGAGCATGTAGTTCGCGCGTTGCGCCGAATCCAGCGCGGGCATGGCCGCCTGCACGTGCGCGGCCTGACTGCCGACGTCCGGCGACGGCATCACAACGTCAGAGTCGCCAGCCATGTCGTGAAATAGAAGCGACATGTGCTCGTGCTTGTCGGTGATACCCTGCGCCTGCTGCTGCGCCAGCCACTGCGCCCACTTCGGACTGTGCGTCAACAACGAATCCGGCGCCGGCGGATGCGTCAGTTCATCAAACAGCCCCACTTACTGCGGCTCATGTAGCAACCCGGGGAATTGGCCGCCCGCCGCAGCCGGCGCGCCGAGCGCCGCGCCAGGAAGACCGGGCTGAGGCATCTGCAATCGCGCAAGCAGTTGGTTGATAGCGTCGGGGCCCTGCGTCATCAGCATGGGCGCGATCTTGCCAGCATCCGTGCGGACAGCATCTGCGGCGGACTGCCGCGCGGCCGAGTTGACTAGTCCTAAGGTCGACATCAACGGACTGCGCGCGAACCGCAACATTTTCGGCATGGCCGCCGCGACCGACGCGGCCCCGGCTTCGGTACGCGGCGCAGTCGGCGACCCACCGGTGGCCTTTTGAAGGCGCGCGAGCTGTGCCTCTGACTCGACCTGCTGCACGAATTTTTGAAACGTCGGCTGGTCACCGAATACGATTTGCAATTTGTCCTGAGTCGCCGGCGACGCCGACATGAGTTGCGCGGCCTGGTTTCGATTGGTCGACGTGCTACGAAGCTGATCAATCAACTGGGAAGCCATGCCGCGACGAAACTCAGCCTGCTCAGCAGGAGAGAACGCCGCCATTTGCTTGGCCAGCGCGCGCGTATCGGATTTACCCCACGCCTCAACTCCGGCTTCGACGGCTTCCTCAAGGCCTTTGCGCTGCGCATACTCGGCTTGCACGGGCGCATAGTTCGGATCTTTACCCAAAGCATCCTTGACGGCGCTCTGGACCGTCTGATAAGCCTTTGCCAGGTTGCCATTGCCGGCTCGGTATGCCGTACTAATACGGCCGTCTAGCATCTGATCGAATGACTGCAAATCAGCGAACGTCGCGGGGCGCGTGCCGCCCTTCTCGATCATGCTTTGCAACGAGGGCACGGTTTTCATAGCGTCCCGGATCGTGCCCGCGTCAGCTTCGGGGTTCTGTTCGGAAAGGCTCTGAAACAGGCGATCGGCCGGGCTATCGGAAACGATATCACCGGCGAGCCGCGCCTGCTGCCATGCCTGCTTGACGCCGGGCTTCTGGAGCGTCGCCGCAAGCGACGTCCAGTCAATGTCCTTATTGGCCTCGCGCAGCTTGTCGTAGGCATCGTTGGCCCACGCGCGTCGCGACGCCGCGAGCTCGTCGAGGCGCTGATCGGCTATAGGATTTCCGGTCACGTTCTGCACGTCATTGAGCAACCGATCGCCCGGTCCGGCTGCCCGCGAGCGGGTCACGGCATCGATCGCAGCATGGGCGTCGCTGTTCGCTGTCGCCACGCGATCGGCTTCGGCCGCGAGCGGCGGCGAGAGATCCGCCAACGTCGCCTGGTCTCCGCGGCCTGCCGCCTGCAATTTGGCGAGAGTCGTCTGCCAGGACGGGTCTTTAGCCGCAACGGTCGCGAGACGCTGCTCCGCGCTCGTGAGCGGCACGCGTCCCGCGATCTTGTCCGCGATAGCGCCGAGCACCGGCGAAAGCGTGCCGCCGAGCACCGCACCGCCGGCGCCCCCAGTCGCCGCACCACTAACTCTATTGTCAGGACCTGCCGCGCCCGCGCCATTCACCGCGCCGAGCACGGCTCCCGTGCCCGCTCCGACAGCCGCACGGCCAGCCGCCGTGCTCGCGCCTATCTCTGGCGCCAATAGAAACGGCGCGACGCCGCCGGCGATGTCCGCCGCCGTGGCGCCCACCTTATGCGTCGCCTTAAATGACGAAAGCTGGTCGCGTAGGAACTGCGCCGTTTCATCCGGCGTACGTCCACCGGAAGGAACCCCAATCCGCGACAGAAACGCGCCTACCTCAGGTGCCCAATGCTGAAAGATTCCGTTCGCGCCATGCAACGCATAGCCAGACCAATCGGGGCCGACGAAACTCGGCTTGTCGCCGGTCGGAGCCGGATTACTTACCAACTGTAGGTCCTTGACTCCGAACTTGCCGCCGGTCTCTTCCCGTACGAACGCTTCTTCTGCAGACGGGTCTAATGTGATGCCCTTTTCCGCAGCGCGCGAACGCGCGAGCGCAAGTTGCGCCCCAACCGCTGCGGTCGGGTCGATGGGAGCAACTTGCGTAGGAGGGGGCGGAACTGGAGTTGGCATTACTTCGTCTTCAGCAAATCACGAACCTGTTGCGATCCGCCGCTGCTCAATGCGGGCAGCATTTCCGTCGGATCATCGAACACCTGCGGATCGACCTGCCAACGTGCCGCCCGCTTCGCGTAATCAGCGCGGATGGGCGCCACGTCATTAAGGGTGTTCTGGTGCGCCGACCGCACGACGTTGATCAAACCCTTCACCTGATCATCCGTCAGCAGCGCGCCACCCTTCCCATTCTGCAACTTCTCAAAGAGCCGACTCACATTGCCGACAGGTCCGACCGAACCCTGATAGCTCTGCAACTCGTTGCGCGGGACCTGCATGCCGGGATGCGCGAGGTTGAGTGCGTTGTACAGCAGCTCCTGCTCGGCCGTGATATCGTGCTTCGTCGCGCCCGGAATAGCGGCATACGCGCTCTGAATCTGACGGCTCTGATCGACGTACGGTTTAATCTCGCCATTATACTGCTGCACGAGACGGTCTTCGCGGTTAGAGGCGGCGTTCGTTGTTGCTAGCGCTTGCTGCGCATCACGGTACGATTTGGCGTCGTCACTCATCTGCTTCGGCATAGGTTGCAACCACGGAATTGGCTGCCCCGTAAGTTTGTTGATCGGCACGAGTTGATTACCCGTGTCTTTGTATTCCACCTCCATCGGCTTGGATGCGTTGTCGAAACTGCCCTTGAGCGTCTCTCCGATCTTACCGGCCATCTCCATGTCGCCCGCAGCGACGTACGCCTGGTAAGCCTGCATCAGCTTCTGCGTCGTCTGCTGTGGAGTGTCACCCCGCTGTGGCATGAACATAGATCCAATCGCCGCACGGTTACGCAGGATGCTCTGCTGGTAGCCGACGTTCTGCGCTTCACCCATTTGCTGGATAGGCTGCTGAATCGCCTCGTTGAACCCCTGGCGCATGTTATTGACGCCGCCGGCGAGCGCTTGCCCGAAGGTGCCCATTGCAGGTTGGCCCAAGACGCCGAGACCAAAGTCGAGCAGTCCGCGAGAACGCGCGTGCTGCAAGTCCGCCTGCGAGATAAGACCGGAATCAACGAGCGCCTGCGGATTCGGATTGATATTGCCGCTGATGTTCTGGCCCGCGCGCTTCAGGCGATCCCAAAACGACATGCGGACCGGAGACGAGACTACGGGAGCCGCACTGGGCGTAAGTTGCGAGGCGGGCGCCTGCATTCCGGGGGTGCTTGAGATTTGCGCAAACGTCGGGGCACCGGGAACGATCGGAGGGGGCCCGTTCATTTCATCGAAAAAACCCATTAGTACATCCTCTGTCCGCTAGCCAGCGGATTCGCGGAGAACAGTTGCGACATCTGCGCCCTGTGCTGTTGCATCGCGTTCATGTTCGGCATTCCGAGATTCTGCATTGGATGCGGTTGCGGCATGTTCGGCGGCAATGCAGGCTGCCCCATTTGCGCAAGCCCATGCATGAGGTTCGTGAGGTGCATGCCCATTTGCGGACCAAACGCAGAACTGAACATGCTCTGCATCATCGGTGTATGCCCGGTCATCTGTGGCTGCACACTCGGATGCTGCTGAAGTAGCGGAGCAGCCGTGCTCTGAACTTGCGGTAACCCATTGGATATCTGCGCAAACTGCTGCGGGGTAGAGATACTTATAGGCGGCGCGCCGTTCTGGCCGCCCAATTCGTCGAAGAGTCCCATTACATCATTGCCACAAGACCCGCCCCAGTGGTGACATCACCGAGCGCCGTTGACCACGGGCTGGGATTCTGCTGCTGCGTCTGCGTGCCTTGGAACGGCGTCGCCATGACCGAGCCGCGCATGACGTTGTACGGATTCATGAACTGCTGTTGCGCAACACCCGTCTCATACTGGCCGATGTTGTTCAACTGGCTGCCAGCGCCGAAGCCGAGGTTCGCGAGCTGTCCGGCCTGCTGCATAGCCTGCTGATAGCCGCCTGACAACAGATTCGCGATGGTGTTGTTCTCGCCCGTCTGCGCCGTGCCCAGTGCGGCACCCTGCGCGACCGCCGCGCGGTCGCCACCGAACGCGCCCTGCGCGGTCGCGTTCGAGTTGACTTGGTTGGCCACCTGCGCATTGTTGTTAGCGAACTGCTGATTTTGCGCGTTGATCACCTCTGACTGATACGGGTTCATCAACTTCTGGAGATCCTGCGCGTTCCCGCTCAGTGCACCCATGCCGGTTTGCGCGCCAGGCAGCATTCCCTGGAAGAAGCCCTGCGCCTGATACGTCGGCTGACTGACGCCGGGGAGTTGTCCCGCGGCCGTCTGGTCCGCCGTGTTCCACATCTGCTGCAACTGCTGTTGTTCAGCAGGAGAGAGTTGTGTCGTATTTGTCTGACTGCCGCCCTTTGAGCCCACTAGAGTCGTTTCTCGAGCACCACCAGTCTTTTATCTTCCCACCCCGCGCGAGAAGTAAGAAACGAACGCTCCCATCCGCGTCGACCTGTCATGTAGATCAGGGCACAGCCGCGGGTGCGTCCGAAGGCGCACACAAGCGGCTCCATCGCTTCAAGTTCCGCGAGGTTGCCACCCGCTAGGAACACGTTCACTGCTTTCTCGCGTGGTGATTCGAGAACCTCGGTAATCATCACGCTCTGCGGGCCGTTCCACATCTGAAACCGGCCGCTTGCTACCCCTTCAGCGATGTCGTCGAATGCGTGAGAGCCGCCCGCGTATTCGAGTGCCGCCTCAATCTGCTTCCGATATTGCTCTATCACGCGCCCAGCAAGCCATGTGTCTTCAAGTCGGCAATAAGCTGCGCGAGCATTTCCGACGTCTGCACCAATGTCGCTGACGCGCCGGGGAAGTTCGCGATACGCGAGCCGCCGGTAGGGGTCCCATAGCCGCCTATCTGGGGCCCAACAACCTGATTCGAGCCAACTTGGAAATAGTTAGTCAGGAGCAATCCGCCATTGGATTGGAACTGGCCGATAAAATTTCCATTGAAATTCACTCTCAACGCGTTGAGCGAATCCGGGTTGTTAAACTGCCAATCGCGAACGCCCGCCGTCGCGCCATAGAAGTTCAAACTTGAACCACCGGCCGCGCGTTGTGCGTTTACGTTCACCGTCTGTGCGAGCGCGCCCTGTTGCCACTGCGTTTCGATTTGTTGTATTTCCTGTTCAACTTGTTTCCGGAAAGACGCCTCGTTCTGAAAAGAATACTGCGACGGCGCGGTGGTTAGTCTGATCATCGTCGACCGCCTTGCTTCACGCCGAGCCGCATCGTACCAACTCGCCAACCACCTCCGTTAACCTGACTAAAGCGGAATCGCATCTGTCGACCGGACACACGCACGTTCGTCGGAGCCGTCAGTGTGTACGGACCATATGCGACATCAGGATCAGTCGGCATATACTTTGAGAACACGGTGAGATTCACGGCCCCTAGCGTCAACTCATCAGGGACGAGCCGTTGCAGCTTGACAATGTTATCTCCATTGCCGAGTTCCACCGGGCCCGATTCGATATACGGCATTTCGCCAGCGTAGTCATTTCCGGATTCATGTGCAATCAGTACGCTTGCGCTCGCGCCCTGTGCATTGCACATCATCGGATTGTCGAATACATCCGGCGAGGCACCACATGAACGATCAAGACTCGTCCCGAACGACCAGTGATTTTCCTTATAGTTGTAAATGACGTAGCAGTTGTTTTCCGTCGGCGACTCAAAGCCGATTTGACCCGTTGTCGTGCTAGGGAAAAACCACCACACTTCGCTGAACTGCGGCATAACCATGCTCCACACTTTCGCGCGCTGAGCAACGTTCAAGCCGCCGAACACGAAATCTGCCACATCGCATGGGATCGTTTGCACCATGCCGTTATACATGTAGAACTCGTTGCGTCCCATCCAGATTGCCATCGAACCGACCATCGCGACAGCATTCGGAGAGATAATACCGCATTTGTCACCTACTTTGGTGAACGAATAGACGAGCTGACCGCCGATGTAGCGCATGGCGTGGAGGTCATCATCCGTCCACAAGAGCGTTTCATTAACACCGGCGCGACCGCACATCAATCGGCCGTTCGTCGCGAGCTCGAAACTACCGGCCGTATTGTTGGCCGTCGCGCTCCACGCGTTAATGGTCTCTTGTGATGCCCACGCGACTTGACGGCTATCGCTGTTCGCGCCAAGGACGACAAGAAACCGTTCTGGAGTGCAGACCACGGCGCGACCGGTCGGCGCCTGTGTGCCGGTACCCGTTACGGCGGTCCCATTCGCGATCGTACTCGGGACGGGAGGCTGCACCGTTACTGTCAACACGTTACTAACGGCCGTCGCCACAAGCTGCGCCGTGTACGTCACACCTGAAATAACGAACGTCTGCCCTGACAAAATGGAACCGGTCAGCGTCGTCGCCGTGAGTGCGATCGTCGTCGCGCCGCCGGCCGTACTGCCAGATGTAACGAGCGAGCCCGTGAACGTTGGCGACCACGCTGGCGGGACGGCGGCTACGCCCGTATTACCCTGCCAGACATACAGCTTGCCATCGCTCGTGCAAATCCCGCAGAGGAAGCCACCGAAGTTATCGAGCGTCCACGTATCCGCCTCGAGGAACGTGGAGCTAGCCGCCCCAACACCATATGCACCCGCGCCATACGCGAGATTGCCGTACGAACCACCAGAACCGCTGTAGACGGAATCAATACGGCCGCTTGTAAATCCAGCTGGCGTGATATCAAAGTACGAACCGCCGGCCAATAGTTTGAGCTTGGTCGTCGTGCCAATGACGAGCAGCGGCGAGCCATCAGTATATCGCCACGTTAGCATACAACGGGGCATGCCTGGAAGCACACCAAGAGGGTTGTTGTTGACATCCACCTGCGTAACCCACCCGCCGATCGGGCGCACGCTTCCCTCGAAGAAGCGGATGAGCGTCCCATCATACCAGCGTCCTTTTGCTTGGTACGTTGTGCCGTTGCGATAGAGACCAGGCGGTAGTTTGAGCGGTAACAGTGTTTCCTGCATGCTACCACTCCCCCGCCGCTATCATCGCGCGGCGGACTGCATACCATTTCGTCGACTGGATATGATCATCGTCGGCTGGGGCGACGGGCGGAAAATCATGTCCACTGTGCAGCTGCGGCGCTTTGCGTACCGCAGCCCACAGCCGCGCCCACGCCGGGTGAGCCGTATCCCACGACAGTTGACCGGCCGCAGTGCGCCGCGCGCAATCGATCGCCAGTCCCACGCCATGCGCGCTGTGCCCCGGCTTCGCCGCCAGCGGGCCGCCAGCGAGATAGCGATCGTGCAGAACCTTTTGCTCCGCATCGGAACGCCGTCCGAATGTAACGACCCACATATCCGGCAATGGGCCGAGTGTTGCGTCAACATCCGACGCAAACTCCGGGTCGAGCGCGTCGCGGTAGTGCCCCCACACGACGGCCATCAACAGCCTTCAGTATCGGCCTGCCGTTCCTCCGCGGTGCGGGTGTCCACATAGTCCGGCTGGTCGGACGGGAAGATCGGCGCCATAGCGGGCGGAAATCCCTTCGTGCGATTCGCAATGGCCACGCAGCCATTGATGACGAACGCGCCGGCCAGCGCGGCGTACGCCAGGATCACATTCGCGCTCGGCTTCAACTTCAGCAACGCGATGCAAACGACACACGCAATCGCGCTTGCATCGACAAACAGCCCGAACGCGATGATACGCGACATGCTCAGTTTTCCACCGGGATCGCGAAAAGCCGTCACGGTTTTGCGTGTCCAGTCAACCACCATTTTACAAAGAGCGTAGCAACCGCCCCGACAATTCCGCCGCTCCCGCTGGCAAACAGCGCCGTCGCGTGGCGTTCCCCTTTGCGTTCCGAAAGAATGCTCTTGATCTCGGTCACGTCGGTTTGGAGGGTCGCCATACCCGTGACGAGCGTTTCAATCTGCGCCTCATGGCGGCCGAGGGTGAAGGTGTCGCTCATGAACAGCTTCCATAGCGCTGCTGCCATTCTGAGGACACAGCTTGCGAGACCACTGCAGAGTCCGAGTTACGAACAACCTTGACGGTATAGACCCAATTGGACTGGAAACTGTTCGTTGGACCATTCAGCACCAGGCCAGTAAGGTTCTTAGTCCACGACGTCACAGTGTTCGCGAGAGACACCATTAAGACGCCATTCTCGTAGATATTCGTGACGTAGTTTGAACTTTGAGCATTTGCTACCGTCCAAGACACCACGATAGCGGCCGAGGATGTAAGCGTACCCCCTGACGGCCTACTACAACCTCCGGGAGCGCTCGACGCGACGGTCACCGCACTCACGCTCGGCTGTGGACCGATGGCCCCCAGAGAGCCAGACGCGATCGCCAATAAAAGTCCGAGCATCAGTGCACGTTCAACTGTATACCAATCATGCGCCATGTCGCACCGGCGCTATCAGAGATGAACGCAAGCATATCGGTACCAGACGACGAGAGCGTCGGCACCACGCCGCCTGGCCATTTGAACGATGCCGGCCACGTGATAGTAAATGCGCCACCATTCACGAGCACCAACACCAACCCGCAGGCCACACTGGCTGGGGGGTTAGTGACTGTGACCGTAAGATTTTGCGTCACGACACCAGAGTAGTAGTTCGCGGTGCCCGCAGGATCACACGCGAGAGTCGCTCCGAGATTTCCGCCATTCACGGCTGCGATAGTCGAATTCTTAGCGTCAAGCCGTCCTGTCAGGACGCCGCCCGCTTTTGGAAGGGCTGCGTTGGCAGTTGACTGTACACTGAACAGATCCGTGTCAAGTGCATCCATGAACGCGTTCAGTTCCGTTCCCCACGCGCCGGAGTCGCCACCGACGGCGGGCTTACCAAACGCGAAATTCGTTGTCGGAGTCGTCGACATTAATTGAATCCATTCATTGGCAGGCGCACGGGGCGCAGACTAGCGCCGTACTCCTCGTTATCGCGCTTCAGTCGAATCTGTTCCAACGCTTTCTGGAATCGGCCGTCCCAGTATTCAGAGCGCGCGTCGTTCTCAAGATAGATTTCCGCTTCACGCATAACGCCGAACATGTACAGGCGTGGAAATTCCGTCAAAACAGAGTTTGTCGGATTCGTGGTACTAAGCGGCACGACCGCCTGATAATATGTCAGTTCTACCGTGTATGCCTGATCGGGCGACGGAGCCACATAGAGATTCCCAGTGACGACTGCAGCGCGCGCCGGCCGTCCTGCGACGTTATCGAGCGCCGCTCGAAGTTCCGATAGTTGCTCCAGCGTGCCAATCTCAATCGGCTTATCGAGTATCGGAATACCACTGACAAGTCGAGCTGAGCGAAGCTCGGCGCAGTCGGCTGGCAGGGGGTTCACGTCCTGCTGAATCGTCGTCTGGTTGATAACTGTCGTGCGACGCAATACGTCCGCGATTTCATCTTCCGCCTCTTGAATCAATGACGGCAGGGACGCGGCAAAATCGGCATCATTCAGCCGATTGCACTTCGCGATAATGGCGGCTTGCAACGAGGCGTAATCGACGATGAGAGGAGCGGACATTTAGAGGTGCCCCAGCTTCGTGCGAAAGACGCGATTGTCGGGATCGTTCAGCCACTTCTTGAATGCCTTCTGATCCAAAATGCGCCCCGCCGGCGTCACGATACCTTGGAGCGAGGGATGCGAAAACATGTTCATTGGAATGCTCGCAACCCGATGCATGTCGCCCTGCCAGTTACTGTCTTCGGAATTGGCGAGGTACTTATTCGCCTCCACCAAATCATCAACCACCTGAATCGTTTCTATCGAAAACGAGCCGTCGTCCTTCTCGGTGTCGTAATGGAATATCTCCGTACGACCCATCGTAGCGTCGTCGGTAAAGAGGCGCGTCGTCTCGCCGGCCATTTAGAAATGCCACCCTAAGGTCACGCCAATAACGACAGCGGGTTGTTTGCGAATTGGATCGTATCCGAGTGTCGCCCCGATGCCTGGCCGCGGCAACACTGCGAGAAGAAGTGAAGGCCGACTAGCCTTGACGAGCGTAACAGACGAGACGCGGAGCCGATTTAGGGCTAAAGCACTCGTGTCCAGTGCGCTGACGTGGAGACTGTCCGCGGTCAGCGCACTGTGTACGGTTAGTTCCAACTCTAAATGAGAAACGGAAGCGGCGGCGAGCGCCGCATTAGCCGTGCGCACAACGCTGCTGCACTGTGCCGGAGCAGACGCCGCCGTGACGCGATAGGTTATCGCCAACGAATCGGCAACATTTTCGACACTATCGGCCCGGCCGCGCTCGGACACCGCTGCGGCGCGAGCACTATCACCGCGCTGGCGCTCAAGTGCGGCCGTCGCCGCAGAGCGCGCGGCGCTATCTAGGGCCGCCATCTCGGCGTGGCGGGCAGCCGCCAGGGCTGCCGCGCTGTCACGCGCCACGCCACATCCGCGAATCGACCCTACGAGTAGCACGATCACCCCGAGGGCCACGCCCACGAGGACACGCGTCTGCAACGGCAATCCTTTCAAATAAGCAAGTACATCTTTCACGCGTCGCGTCTCAGGGGCCAAATCTCAGCAGTGCCGTTGTCTATGTGGACGCGACCATGGCCGCAGAAAAAGCCGCTCGGCTCGGGATACTGCCGCCGGCCTGCGTAGTGCGACTGCATGGGCACGCCGTGCATGATGACGACGCGCACATTATGCTCGCCGCTCTGGCTTCCGTCGTCGATCGCCCACACATACGGATCGGCGGCCTTTGCGTTAAAGTAGAGGCGGAAATAGCCCTCCCACTCGAGCGGAGCTCCATTGAAATGCGGATCGGACATATTGGGGGTGATGGATTCGGACCACCGTCGCTGCATTCAGGGCGCAGCATCCTGCCGCTAGACGAACCCCCAGTTGGTAGTCGATCGACGACGTTATTGAAATGTCGTCGATCGACTACGCTGCTCTTTAGAGCAGGTCAGGCTGGAGACCCTGCGCGGTCGGCGCCGTCACCTTGACGCACCACTCGGCAAGGACCATCCGCTTCTCGGCGTCGCCGGTCTTAGCCAACGCTTCGGTGCGGAAGTTCCGGAGGTACGCGATCTTCACGTATTCGAAATCGATCGTGAAGCAGTCGCGATGCCGCTGGAAGCGGTTCGGGACGATCGACAGCACACCGAAATCCGACACATACACGTCGGCCGCGCCGATGATCGCCGACTCAACTTTCTGAGTCTGGTAATACGTCTTGGTCGCGATCCCCGAAAAACCGGAAATCGTCTGCTTCTGCTGCCCATCGACCATGATGGTCGACGGATTGCCGCCGCTGACCCACTGCTGCTGCAGCACGTTCTTTAGCATGGACTCGGTGAACGCCTGCAAGCCCGACGTCGCGTCAGTACGCGTGGTCGTCGGCGCGCCGGAGCCCGCCCATGCCTGATTCACGCCACCGGTACCGAGGGTACCAACGTTGGCGATGATGAACGAGATAAACGATGCCGTTGTGCGCGCGACGGTATTGCTACCGGCATTCGCGGCCTGACTAGCACCGATCGCAATCGCCTCAATATCGCGCTTCAGTTCGCGGCTTTTCTTCGCAACCTGATACGCCATTTCGCTCTTGCGGCCGGCTTTCTTGACTTTCTCTTCCGTTCCGCCCACGACCGCCGTTTTGCGCGAAATCTGCGCATAGTTACCGAGCCGCACGGTCGCCTGGATCGCATCGAAGTTGTTCCCGATGTCATCGGCTTCCAACTGCGCGTTGCTCGTGTTCGGCGACTGAAGTGAATCGGTCTGCCACTCGGTGAACGTGTTGTCCATGTCATCACGGCCGGCGTTCGAGACAAACGGCGTCTCGGTCGGCGAGATGTTATAGATCACATCGCTCAGCTCTTCCCTGATACCTTTCACACCGTACGTCGTGACGGTGTTTGTAAGAATGGTCACCTGCTACTTCTCTGGGTCGTGCTCAGTCCTCGAGCAGATGCTCGATGGTCGTCGCGGCATCCCGCAACTGACCTGTCTTCGCGAGCCGTTGTTTCGCCCTGGTCAAGTCCGTCACCGGTTTTCTGTTCGTGCTCCCGGTACCCGGCGTCGCCGTCTTCACCGCGCTAATTCGCTCACGCACCGCGGGTAAGTTTTTCTGCGCTTCGTCGTACAGTCGCGCTTTATGCGCGATCACAAGAACGCGATGGTCGCGAATGTTCGCCAGATCCTGATCGGTGTAACCCATCGCCTTGATGTACGGAATGAGTTTGCCCTTATCGGCCTTCCGGACTTTCTCGTCCTTCCACGCCGGCACGGCTTCAACCAGTTTCTTTGACTCTTCGACCATCTGCGCCTGATATGCTTTATGGGTATCTTCAGCGACCTTCTGCTGCGCGCGTTGCCCTTCGGCAGCCACGGCGGCGAGACGGTCCTTGTAGATTTGCCACTGCGCATGCACCCGCGGGAACTCGTCGGGATGCTCAGCAGCGAGCTTATCCCAGTTCGGCTCTTCGGGCGCCTGCGACTTCAGCGCATCGTACAACTCCTTCAGTTTGGCGGCGTATTCCTGGCGTTCCACCCGGACGGCTTCAAACTCGGCTGCCTGCGCTTTGCGCTGCTCAGCCAGTTCCTGCGTCTTACGGGTGTAGTCGGCGTTACGGCTGTATCCCTTGTGCAGTTCCTCTTCCGTGACCTCGTGCTCGACACCGTCGATTTTGACGCGGTGCATGCGCGGAGGTTGGGGGACTACTGCGCTTGAGTCTTCGTCGTCTTCGCCTGAGTCTTCGTCGTCTTCGCCTGACTCGGGTTCCGGGTCGGATTGCTCGTCGGGGTCCGACTCTTCGCCCTTCGGCTCCGGCTCGTCATCCTCGTTGGCTTGCGCCGTAGCGGATTTGGCCGGCTTTGGGTCGCGAGACTGCGTGTCCTCTTCTTCAGAGAGCAGGTTCTCAAAGACCGATGCTGCGCTATCGAGGGTCAGCTCGCCCACGGGCGAGCCGGGTGCCTTCGATTGTCCTTCTAGCATGAATTATACACTCATGGATTAATCCTGTCAAGAGGGAATAACTATTATCGGCGGGGTTGGCGTTGCTTGGCTCGGTCGTGCTCGAGCTGGTGCTCCGCTTTGACCCCGGTGTCGATCGTGCCCTGTAATTGAGTCCGAAGCTGATCAACGGCCTTGGAGAGAGCCCATGCCGCCGTACGTTTCTCGTTGGTGTCGGCGCCGCGGAAATCCGCGTACGCGCGCTCGGACGCCGCTTTAAGCGCGGCCTCAACGGCCGGGTCGGCCAGGAAATTCTTTACTCGCTGTCCGGCGTCGATCTCGTCCTGTAAGCTCGTGCCCTGCTGTTGGCTCACTGAGTCCCTCCCGAGGGTTGCTCTGGTGCCTGTTGAGCGGCGAGCGCCTGCGCCTGCTGGTCCATGTCTTGGTCATGTCCCTGCTGGTCGGCGGCGAGCGCCTGGTTGTGCGCATCGATGTCCTGATCGTGCGCCTGCTGGTTCTGCGCCAGCGCCATCTCATGGCCGGCGCGAACACGCGATAGCCAATTCTCCTGCGCCGTTGCGGCGGCTTCGAGTTGCTGTTCCGAGAAGCTCGTTTTGAACTGCGCTTCAATCTGCAGACGGCGCAGCGTAAAGTCGTCGGCCATTTGGCGGATTTTGAGATCGCGATCGGACGCCGCCTGCTGCCGCTTGAGCTCTAGTTCGGCTTCTTTGATCGCCAGTTCCCGCTGCGTGCGCACAAGTTCATTCTGCGTTTCAGCCTGCGCCAACACCTGCTCGTGTGTCGGTGGCGGGGGCGGCGCGGGCGCCGGTTTCCAATTTGGGTCCACCGGCGAATAGAACTGGGATACGTCCTTGAAGCCGCGCAATTCCAGTAGCTTGGCCTTCGTGTTGCGCAGCATCGCAAGCGTGCAAATGGGGTTCGTCGGTCCGAGGGTTTGGATGATCTGCGTCTGATCCGCGGCGACCGCCGTCAGCGTCGCGATGCGCTGCTCTGTCATCCCTGAACCAAGACCGACGTTGACCAACACATCCATATCCGAGTCCCACGCCCGCGGATCGACTTCGACCCACTTACCGCGCAGTCGCATCATGCGCTTTCTCGGCTGGTGCTTGCAGAGCGCTCGCAACATGCCTTTGAACAGCCGCTTGAGGAACATCTCGGCGAATATCC